GACTGAAGTCACCCACTCGACGCTCACCCCCAATCACACCGCGAACACCTGAGACGGCGTCGCCGGATCGATCCGCGCGGCGCCAAAGTCGGGCGGGGTGCCGTCCGACCACAGGAGATCGACGTGGAAGCCGGGGACGACTTCCATCACCGCTTCCTCGACGGGTCCGAGTTCGGGATCCTCGACGGTGGTCGTCCCGATCTCGCGGCGATGGACGCCGTCGCCGCCGACCAGGGCGAGATCGACGCGGATGCCGTCGGGCCGGGCGGTCGGGGCGAAGCCCGGCAACCCGGTCTCGGGATCGTCGAGGGTGAGGCCGAAGGGCGCGAGGGCGGCGAGCGCTGCCGCCTCGTCCTCGAAGCGGAGATAGATCGTGGTGGCGGTCATGGGGTCACGCTCCGTAGACGTGGGCTTGAGCCTGGAGGGCGGCGTCGGATCCGACCAGCGGCCAGATCATGAGGTCGTCGATGAAGCCATTGCAGGCCCCCCCGCCCGCACCATCGGCGAAGAGCCGGGCGGCGGCGAGGGTCTCGGCCGGGTCCGTGGTCAGGTTCGCGACCGCGCCGCCGTTGAGGCAGAGCCTGCTCGCCCCGCCGAGGACGCGGGCGACCGTCACCCCGAAGCCGGAGGACAAGCCGCCGGTCGCGGCGGTCGCCGAACCGATCGCGTCGCCGTAATAGGTGCCGATCTGGGTGTCGGAACCATTGGTGTAGAGGAGGCGTCGGGCGTTGACGTCACCGACCAGGAACTTGATGCCGACGGGCGGCGCATCGAGCTGACCGCGCAGGCACAGGGTGGTGGTCGCGCCGTTCTCGATGGCGAGGACCGCCGGCGAGACGCGGATGTCGTCGGCGATGCGGGTCACGGCGGCGTTCGTCGGGATCGGCACGTAGGACGACGGCGGCGAGGCCGCGGAGGCGACCGGCTCGACGTTGAAATAGCCGACGTAGACCGAGGAGGCGCCGTCGCCGGCATAGTTGGTGCTGGTCCCAGACGCGAGATACAGACCGGCCTGCGTCGTGCCCGCCCCCGTCGCCACATAGGTCGCCTGGATGTGCCAGATCCCACCCGGTCGCGCCGTCACCGACACCCGCGACATTCCCGACGACTGGGAGACGACGGCGCCGGTCGCCGGATTGACGATGAGCGTTTGCGAGGGAGAGATCGCCGTGCCGGTGGCGTAGACGACCACGTTGCGGCTGCCGATGCCGGCCTTCACGTCGACCTGCACGGCATAGGCATCCCCGGCAGCCGTCGCCGTCGGGAAGTAGGAGGTGCTGACATAGGCCCGGTGGACGCCGGTCGAGGTGTCCTCGATCAGCTCCGAGAGGCCGGCGGTGCCGTCGGCGCCGAGCGCCGTGCCGCCGGCCGTCAGACCACCGAGCGTCCAGTGGGCGCCGATCGCCTCCGAATAGGGGCCGTATTTGGTCACCGACACGGGTTCGTTACGGAGACGGCGCCGGCCGGTCGACCAATCGAAGGCCGGCTGGTTCGCGGCGATCGCGACGAGGGCGCCGGATTGATCGACCACCCGCTTGGAGCCGGTCGAGAAGGTGAGGAGGTCGGTGATGGCCATCATCAGGCTCCCTGGAGGTAGGTGCGATCGCCGACCACGTCGAGGACGACGGCGGGCGAGCGGAAATCGAGGCGGTAGGCAGGACCGAGCCACCAATCGCCGAGATGGTCGAGCGCGCGGCCGACGTCGAGGACGACCATCGGCTCCCATCCATCGAGCCGGCAGGCAGGGACGAGCCACCAGTCGAGGACGAAGAACCGCGCGGTCGCAACGCTCATCAGCACGGCGGGCGGCTGACCGTCGAGCTCATGGGACGACCCCGAGCGAACGATCGGACTGCCGCGCAGGGCGAAACCGATGCCGATCATGCGTCACTCCAGCAGCAGCAGGACTTCGACCTCACCCGAGGCGAGCCCGGCGAGGAGGCCGGTCGAGCCGGTCGCCCAGATCCGTCGCACCGAGATCGGCTCGATCGTCAGACCGCCGGCGGGGATCGTGATGGGGACGGCGGTCGTATCCGACGGCGCGCGAGCCGGGGTCACCATCAGGGTGACGGCGGAAAGCGAACCGTTCCAGACGCGCAGCGCCTTCGGATAGACCGGCAGATCGGAGGCATCGGAGACCGCCGCCGTCGTGAGGGCCTCGACCCGAGAGGCCGGGTCGACCTGTTCGGTCCGCAAGTTGCGGCGGGGATCTCGCGTCAGGTCGTAGGGCATCGCTCACCTCACCTCAGTATTGTCCATTGAGCATCACCGCACCGGACGGCACGGAGATCAGCACGATCGGCATCAGACCATCGAGAAGATGGGGAAGCGCCGGCACCGAGATCGACGCGATTTGCTCCATCGCCGCTTGGACCAGAGCTCGATCGAGCGCGGCGGCCTGAGCATCGGCCCGTGCTTCCGCTGCCTTGGCGATGGCGGTGTAGGCCGCTTCTTCGAGGTATCGTGGGGGCAACAGGATCTGCGTCATCAACGCACCTCGGCGATCATGAGAGTCGTGCCCGTGGCGTCGTACGGAACGGGCGCGAGCATGGCCCCCACCGGGGCCGCCACCGGGATCGAGACGCCGGCGGGAATCATCCCGCCCGCCAACGTTGCATCGGCGGTCCCGGAGTTTGCGAAGGCAACCGACCGACAACCGACGGGCACGACCCCGGGGCCGCTTACAGTCTTGAGAGTGAAGGTGACGACGCCATTCGCCGCCTCGGTCCCGGCAAGACGGATGACCGGCGTGATCACCTCGACCGCTTCCCCGCCGACGATTTCAATCGTCCGGACCGCCGCCATGCGCAGCGTCTGACGGATGCCATTGAGGATCGTGTAGAAATCCATCTCTCACCCTCCCACGATCTGGAAAGACGCGTAGGCCGGATCGGCAAATCCGGCGCCATACGCATAGACGACCAGTCTCACCTGGGTCGTGGTCATCAACGCGGGAGCGCCGACGCCGGAGGCCGAATAGGGCGAAAGCAGCCAGGATCCGCCGGCGGCGGCGACGGCGCTGCTGATCGCGTAATGAGCCGAGGGCATCGGTGCGGCGAACGTGATCGTGTAGTCGCCGACGCCGGTCCGAACGATCGAGGCGATATTGGCCGAGGCCAGGATTTCGACGGCCGTGCCGCTCCATTTGAAGGCGGCATAGGCGCGGATCGGAATCGCCGGGATCACCCCCGTAACCTTCGACCCGTCCACCTCCGGAAGCTCTCCTTCGGGCCCGAGCACCACGACGCTGTCGGCGACCGTGCCGACGTCCCGCACCGAGGCGGTGCCGAGCCCTAGGTTGCTGCGCGCGCGTGTTTTTTCGTCCGCCGTCAGGGTCTGCGCATCGTCGAACCGAAGGCGCTTGGCGAGCGCGGTCGCGGTCGCCTCGCTCGCCGCCGCGCCGAGCGTCTCGAGCATCTCGGCGCCGGTCGCCCGGCCGAGCAGCGTCCTCGCAAGAGCTGTGAGTGGCGAGACCGCGAAGGTATCGGCGCCGCTCGCGTAGACGAGACGATCGGCGACGGTCTCGAGCGCCGCCAGAGCCGACAGCGTGGGGTCGCCCGGTTGCTTCCCGTTCCATGCATCGCGAAGGGTGGGCGTCAGCCAGATCCGCGCGGCGGTCTCCGCGATGACCGAGGCCGGGATGGATCCCGAATTGATGGCGGCGACGATATCCTCGGCGGCGGCGGCGTCGGCGGTGAGCTGGTCGATCGTGGCCCGGACCGCCTCCAGTTGCGGCGCGACATTGGCGGCGATGACCTCCAACGCCTGCCCGGTGCCGAGCGCGATGAGGGCCTCGAAATCGGATCGAACCGCCTCCAGCGCGCGCAGGCGAGCACCGACCGAGGTCAGAGCCGCGTCCCACGTTGCCTCCGTCAGCGCCATGGCGGCCGGGGCCTTGTAGTCGTCAATGGGCGACGGCAGAGAGGACGACATCGGCTCCCTCCTGTTCGATCATGGCGAGCAGCATATCGCCGCGCATGTCGAGGTCGCCCCGGGGGCGGATCGGGACGGGACGCGCCACCGGGCGGGCGAGATCGACCCGATAGATCGCGGTCGGCTCGATGGTGGCGGGGTCGATGGGAGCGGGCATGTCGGTCTCCTCAGAGCGCGTACATCGAGATGTTCTGGATGAAGGGGACGTCGGTCACTTCGGTGGTGGTCATGTCGACCCGCGCCCGCGCCGAGGTCGCCGCCGAGCCGAGTAGGAAGGAGGCGAGCAACGTCCGCTTCTTCGGGTTCGCGAGATCGGGCGTGGTCACGACCGACGACGGCGCCACGACCGTTGCACCGACGACGAGCTTCGTCGCGACCGTATGCTTCGCAGGATCGAAGGCGTCGACCACGACCTCCAACTGGACCGTCGTCGTCGAGAGCCCGAAGGCCTGATCCTTCGAGATCGCGACCATGTCGCCGCGCGGTCGATAGGTGTAGGCGCGCGCGGTGGCGTCGAGCACCAACGCCGGCTGGAGATCGGTCGTGCCGACAAATACGGCGCGCAACTGGACGAGCGCGGGCCGGCCGACCATCGCGTCCGATCCCTCGGCGGCCGAGAGCGTCAAGGGTAGCCAGGCATCGGCGCCGCTCGGCTTGACCTCCCACACCAGATCGGTGCCGCCCGGCGCCCACCCGCCGGTGATCAGGCGGATTTCGGTCATGCCGTCGGCGAGGGTGAGCGGTTGGAACTCGACGACGGTCCGCGTGGAGGCGAAGCTCGCCGCCTTGATCCGCATCGCGAAGTCGACGTCGGTGGAGACCTGTGACCACGCTCCATCGGTGCAGGCGAACCGAGACCCCTGCGCATACTTGTTGCCCGAAACGGTCTCCAGGGCGTGGTTTCCGGTCGTGACCGTGAACCACGCGTAGCGCTTGCCACTGTCGAGCAGGGTCGGGCGCAGATCGAAGGTCACCCACTCCGTCGCCAGCGTCGACGCGGCGACGGTGGTGGCGACGACGACCGCGTCGAAGCGCGGCTGGCCGCCCTCGTCGCATTCGCAGACGAAGAGATGGACCTCGCCGTCGGACCCGACGCGGGTGAAGGAGAGGTCGATCGAGGTCAGCACCATCGGCTGAGCGCAGAGCCACGTCTGACCGTAGATCGAGCCGTTGACCCCGATCTCCTCGGTCACGTAGTCCCAATAGGTGTCGACGACGGTTCGCTGCGAAATCGAGCGCACCTGCCGGAACGTATGCCCGGGATCGGCGGGGATGATCTTGACGACCTCGAAGGTCTCGCCGGCCAGTGTGAACAGCGCGCCGACCGCGAGGTTCGCGGTGAAGGCCCATTCCGCGGCGTTCTCGCAGACCGTGAGGGTGGCTCCGTACTCGGTCACCGTGCGCGCGATCTCCTTGCGGGTCGCCGTCGTCACCGTGTGGACGAGCTGCGAGATGTTGGTCGAACCGCCGTCGCCGAGAACCTCGAGACGCGTCACCTCGGTCCACGTCGGCAGCACCAGCGATCCCGTCGCCCGCAACGCCGGCGAGGCCGGGTCGATCAGCGCGATCTGAGCATCGCGCTCGGCCGCCCACGGAAACCGGATACCCTCGCGCACCCGGGCGAGCCAGGATGCGTGGACCTTGTCCCAGGCGTCCTGGAGCAGACCGGCATCGTACCAATAGGCCCGCGTTTCGGCCGGCATGGCGATGGTGCGTCGAACGATCGCGAGATCGCGCTTGATCTGACGCATGATGATCGGGCTCGGGATGTCGCCGAGGCGGGTCGCGAGATTGGCGACGTCCGTCTCGATCGTCGAGACGCGACGTACCGTGTTGCTCACGTCAGCTTCGACGGACGAGAGGCGCCCCTCGACCTCATAGAGGCTCTGGACCCGCGAGCCGTGATCCATCTCGACCGCGACGATCCCTGTCGACGCGAGTTCGACGAATGCCAGACAGCACTCGGTCGCGGCGACCGTCGGACGGAGCGGCGTCGGGCTCGGCAGGCCCTGCTGGATCACTACCTCCCAGCGGCGCACGATCGTCTTCGGAACGGCCATCTCGACCGTGGCGCCGGTGTCCGAATCGGTCTCGACCATCCTCTGAGCCGTGACGGTCTCCTCGACCCCGCGAAGGAGCAGGGCGACATATCGACGATCGCCGGTGACGAGCGGCAGATGGGCCTGCACGTTGACGATGACCGGGGCCTCGGTGGCGTAGACGAGACCGCCGACGAACAGGCTGCCGACGCCGAGCGACAGCGTGATCGCCGAGGTCGTGGCGATGGCGATGTCCGCCCAATGATGGGGGTAGTCGATCGCGCCGGAGACGATCGCCTCGTCGCCTGATTGAGCGGCCGTGCCGATCGCGTCGAAATCAGCGGGATCCGCGACTTCGGCCTCGGAAAACTGGATGATCTTGTGCATCTCGGCCTCAGAGCTTGGTGCGAGCGACGAACGCGCCGAGACGGGTCGAACCGTCGAGGAGCGGCGCGTCGGCGAGGGTCAGGCGGCGATGGTGGCCGAAGTCGACGCGGATCTCGGTCTCCGGTGCCTTGGCCGCGCGGAGCGCGACGAGACAGCGGCGCAACGGTTCGCGCGATGGCGATCGGAGCGCGCTGCCCTTGATCTCCGGACCGCCGGGGGTGACGATCAGATGAGGCACGGCGGCCTCGATCTGATCGCGCGAAGCGAGAGCGCTGCGGCCGAGCACGAAGGCGCGAGCCGAGTGACGAGTGTCGACCCGGACGAGGTAGCGGGCCAAGAACGGCCCGTGACCGATCGGCGTCCGGCCGACCACGGCGCGCCCCAGCACGTACCGCGCCGGGTAGGCGACGGCGTCGACCAGAGTGGCGGCGACGTAGGACAGATAGCGGGATGCACCGGCGCGCGTCCCCACTTCCCAGGCGGCGACGAGCGCCTCCGCAGTGACGCTCCGCTTCGTCTGCGCCGACCAGTCCGAAAACCACAGTCTCACGCCGTCATGGACGGCGAGCCACGGCAACAGAGACACCGGCGCGGCCGACGGGTCGAGGGCCTCCGCGATCGGAACCGGCAGCTCGTCCGACATGGCGCCCGCGAGCGCGCGGGTCCAATGAGAGGGGAGACGCTGCGGCAGAAGATCGGCTGCACTCGTCATTCCGCCACCTCCACCGTGAGCGAGATGGAGGTGGCCACCGGAATCGTGTAGGGGGCGCTCGGAACGTCGTCGGTCGGCGAAGTCAGATCACAGCGCGTGACGGAGGTTCCGTACGCCGCCCCCTCGAGGAGACCGATCGGGACCTCCGCGCCGATCGAGATCCGCGCGGAGGCGGCCTTGGCGAGACGCGCCTCGGCCTCCGACCGTACCAATTCGGCGTCGGGCCCCCTCGGTACGATGATCCGCCCTGCGACAGTGTAGAGTCGTGTGGTCGCGCGGACGACGTTGAGACTGGTCGCTTCCGGTTTGACCGAGGTCGTGTCGCAAGCCGCGCGAACGAGCGCCATCTCGTCGTCGGTGGCGTCGCGGCCGTCGGGGCCGACGATCACCAGATCGACGTCACCGCGCCGACCGTGGACAGCCCGGCCGATCACGGCCGCGTGGTGCAACGCCGGCCACGCCGTCATCGCTTCGTAGAGATAGCGGTCGGCGGATCCCGCCGACGGCCGCGTGAACGCCAGCAGATAGCGGGCGAGCAAGCGCTCATCGCTCTCCATGACCACGCCGGTAGTGGCGGTGGCCGGCGTAATGGTGAGACGCTGCACACCGATCCGGGCGACGACGGCGTCGAGATCGGCCTTTTCGGCCGTCGGGGCGAGCACCGCCTTGATCGCGTCGTTGACCCTCTGGCGGTCGAGGAGACGCAGATAGGTCCAGGCCTGGGACGCGATTACGACGGGATCGGTCTCGAGCGCCGAGACATCCCAATCGGGCAAGGTCGGATCGACCGCCCGCTCGGCCGCCCATTGGATTGCGAAACGGGCGAGGAATTGCTCCTGCAAGGTCTCGTAATCGAGAGCCTCGATGATCGCCGGTGCCGGCAGACGGGTGAGGTCGATGCTCGCCGTCATGCGATCCTCCGAGCGATCGTCTCGCGCAAGATGATCGGCGCACCGGCGCCGACGGGGATTGCGCGGTCGTAGTTTCCGAGGCGACCTTCGGGATAGTAGGTGCCGGCATGACGGAGCCCGAGCCCGCCCAGCCGCGTCGCATCGACGAATTGCAGGGTCGTGATCCGATATTCCGGCTCGAACGTGTGGGTGGCGACGACGAGATCGGTATAGATGCCGAGGGCCGTCGCAGGCGTCAGATCCTCCGCGAGCCACGAGCGCAGGGTCGAGCCGAAGGCGAGACGCATCACGCGGCTCTTCAGCGCCGTGGTCCAGATGACCGCGAGCGACTGCTGGACGTGAGCCCAGCCGACGAGCATCTTGCCCGTGCGTTCATCGATCCCGGTCCTGTAGGCCACCGCCTGCATTGTCGCGTCCCCTTCAAGTCGTCTTCAACGGCGCTTCTTCTGCGGTTCGGTCTCGATCGACTCGGTCGCAACCACCTCCTCGCTCGTCGGTACGATCGCGCCGATGAGCAGCTCGGCACGGGCCGCGTTCTCGGTCAGATCGAGCACGTCACCGACTTGGACGCGCCGACCGGCGACCTTGGGGCCGGCCATTTCAGTGACGGTGTAGCGTGCAGTGACCATCGATCTCTCCTCAAGCGGGCGGGCCGGACAGGGCGCTGCCCGGCTCCACGTCCGTGTGTTTGTGGCTCTTGTCGATCAGGTGATCGTCGTGCTCGATCGTCCCGCCCGTCTGTTTCAGACCGGCGGCCGTGAAGCGCCAAGACGTCCCGTCGACATCGATCTCGAGACCATCGGCACGCCGGCTGATCGTCAATGCGCCCGTCTTCTCGACGGCCGCGTCGGCCGCCGTCGACGGTGCCGGACGATCGCCCGAATAGCCGTCGCGATGGGCGATCGAGGACGCGCCGAGGATGCCGCTCGGCGATCTCACGGTGACCGGGTCACCGATCCGCATCGGCGTGTGATCGGACGTATGGGCGCCCGAACGGGGCTCGGCCCACTGCACCCACGGACTGAGCACCGGCTCTCCGTCAGCCGTCTTGCCGATCTCGACGCGACATTTTCGCTTCGCATCATCGACCGCCGCGACCCGTCCCTTCATCTCCAGCGCGGCGAGCCGGCGGTCCACTTGGGACTGGTAGCGGCGCAGCCGCCGCAGTTCACGATCGATCTCACCCATTGTCGTCCTCCAGCCCGGCGAGGATCGCCGCAACCTCGGGCGGCAGACCGCCGTCGCCGAAGTCGAAGTCGATCGCCGGCTCGTCCTCGGCCGCCGTGATCGTCGGCCGATCGGCCGCGAAGAGGCTCGCGCCCTGGTCGACGAGGGTCTGGGTCCACGTGACTGCGTAGTAGGCGGCACCCGCCGTCACGTCGCGGACCGTGAACATCGGCCGCAACTCCGGGCGCGGATCGGCCTCGGGCGGCAACACGTTGCCGCAGCCCCAGGTGTGGCTGTCCGGATCCTCGAGGATGGCGACGAGCCGCGAGCCGATGGCGAGGCCGAGCGCCTCGCGCTCGACCCGTCGGCCGGCGATCGCCGCGTCTTCGACGACGACATAGGCCGTCCATTCGACCGCGAGCTGGTGGCCGCCGTCGACGATCCGGAGAGCGCGGATGCGCGACCAGCCCACGGCGACGCCGGGAGTGGCAACGACCGACTTGCCGACGACCTCCGAGATGTCGATTCGGCCCGGGTGTGAGACGACGGCGAGCCCGGGCAACAGCGCGGCGAGCCGGTCGCGGATCGCGCTCTTCATGGCGCCGAGCGGATCGGCGGCGAGGAGATCGGACAGAGCGACGGGGGCGATCATTGCAGCATCTCCCCGAACACGTCGGTGACGAGCCTCAGGATCTCCTCGCCGTTCTCGGCGGAAAGTCCGATGAACGGCCGGGCCGGGATGGTGACCTTCTTCGCATGGACCAGCTTACCGCCGAGCATGAAGGAGAGTTGCTTCGCGTTTTTCGGCACGATCGTCATGCCGCTCTGATGGACATGCGCGTGCTCCCAGCTCGCGCCCCACTCCGCCTCGGCCGCAGACGAGGTCCACGCGATCGATCCGAGCAGATGCTCGCCACTCTTCAGGAGGATTGGCGTCCCTTCGCGGTTCGGCGCCCAGGCCGTCCCATCGGGCGCCGTCTTCTCGTCGGAGATCCGTCGGCGCGTCTGGCTCTCGCCCATGGCGCTGATCACCGACATCAGCTCGGTCGCGTCGAACGCCGACATGCGTGAGACCAGACGCTCGATCGCGGCGAAGTCGGCGACGTCGACGGTGATGGAGACGCCATCGGCCATCACGACCTCCCGAAGCGGTCGCGGGTGAAGATGCGCTCGGGCACGTCGATCACGACACCGTTCGGCCCGATCTCACCGACGTCGTCGGTGGTCGCAATCGACGAACCGGCGCCGCCGGAGATCACGGTGAGCCCGCCCTTGCCGCCGGCGATCGCCTCCAGGCGCTTCACCGCGTTGTCGTAGCTCTCCTTCAGGCGGTCGCTCGACCTCGAGAACGACAGCGCGACGCGGTAGAGCGCGACGTCCATCGCATAGACCGCGAGGATCTCGCGGGAGAGCTCGTCGAGCGCATCGAGATCTGCCGGCGTGTAGCGCGCCTGGAGGATGCCGCGCATTTCGGCGGAGGCATCGAGCAGCGCCGCTTCGACGCGAGCATCGTCGCGCAGTCCCGTCGTCTCGTCGGCGGCGAGCAGCACCAGCTCCGCCGGATGGCGGGCGACGAGTTGAGCGAGGGTCGCGAAGGCTATGGGCATGGGCGGCTCCGTCAGGGGTCGGGCGCTTCAGGGATGGTGTCGCGGGCGGAGCCCCTGAATTCTCCGCCCGCGAGCGTCCCGGGGCGACGAGGCGACGGCGTCCCGGGATGGGGTCAGGCCTCGGCGGCCACGATCTTCGGGCGGCGCGCGGGCGCGATGGCGAGCGCCTCGTCCGAACTCAGCAACGCGCCGAACTCGTCGGCCGTCAGCCCCTTCGCCTTCGCGGCGGCGGCCACCTCGGCCTCGCCGAGGCACACGGCCTCGCGACCGAATTGCAGACCACCGCGCCAATGCGGCCCGGCGGGCGCGGTGATGCGCAGGCAGGCCTCGGTCTCGGTGGTGGTCTCGGCGTCGGGGGGCGTGATGGGAGACTTGGCCATGGTGTCCTCGGAAAAGATGGTCGACCGTCCGCCGCACCGGGCGCCGACCTCGGACCGGACCCCATCGCATTCGGCGGGGCTGTCCATCGGATGTGCGGTCCCCCGGGGGGTATTCTTCAGGCCGCGAGTTTCGGCGCGCGGATCAGCGACACGAGATTGCGGTTGGTGTTGGTCGATCCGGCGATCTGTTCGCTTTCCAGGATGTCCTTGGCCGCGAAGTAGTTGCCGTTGCCGACCACCAGATGGGTCGGGTTGATGCCGAGCGGCGTACCGTCGTCGCCCTTGAAGGCGGTCATCGCGTTCCACGCCGCGCGCAGATTGCCGGCGGTCAGCTCGGCCTTCGAGCCGTAAGCCATCTGCCAGAAGCCGTAGCCGGCTCCGATGCGGGCATCCGAGCCGTAGACGTAATAGTCCCGCATGAAGACGGTATCCGAGGTCTTGGGATCCTCCTTCGACACGAAGTTGTAGGCGCGTCGGTTCTGGATGATGAAGGGCCGCAGCGGACGCGACAGATCGAGCAACATCCACCGCTCGCCGCCGCCGGCCTGGACGTTGGAGACCGTGGTCTGGGCGCCCGGCAGGCCGACAGGATGGTCGGCATCGAAGAAGTACTGGCCGTCGTAGCACGGGGTCGACCACGCGCCGGGGATCAGCTCGCCGAATACGAGATCGTCGGGGTGCTGCGCGGCAGCCTGACCGAGAAGTTCGAAGCGGGGGCCGTAGATGCCGAGCCTGTCGTCCTCGATGTCGTCCTTCTCGACCGACACGGTCAGTTCGAACTTGCGGTTCTTGATCGAATAGCCGTGGGCCTGCAGGCCATGGATCTGACGGTCGCCGATCCACTCGCGCATCTTCGGGATGCCACCGAGCCAGCCGTAGGTCTCCTCCGACGAGGTCGAAGGCACGATCGTGCACAGGCTGCCGTAGAGCGCGGTGACGCCCGCGAAGCCGGCCTGGAAGTTGGTCTTGAAGCCCTTGTTGACGGCCTCGAGAAGAGCGGGAGTGATGACGCGAGCCATTGTCGATCCTCGATCGGAGACGGGTGAGAGAGGGGGCCGGCTCAGTAGCCGACGCGGATCCAGGCGCCGATGGCATCGACGTCGATCACCTTTCCGGCGATCGAGCGGGTGTTGGTGCCGGACGTCTTGGCGACGGTCTGGTCGTCGACGAGATAGGCGTCCTTACCGATGTCGGCCGACGTCAGGGCATCGCTCGCGAGGTTGACGAACCGATAACAGCCGCGCCGCGTGGTGACGGTCTTCGCGCCCGCCGCGCCGCCGGAATTGTCGACGGTCTCCTCGGCGAGGCCGAGCACCACCAGATTGAGGCCGGTGAAGCCGGGCTTGGCGACACCACCGTCCATGACGGCGAGCGCACCCTGGAGGATCGTCGTCACGGCGGCGACCGGAGCGGTGGAGGTGAGCCCGGCCTTCTCGGAGACGAGGCGCGGGGCGGTGAGAGCGGTCATGTCTGGATCCTCGATCCGGAGCTGCGGGACAGGGCGGTTACGCGGTCTTCATGCCGTTGGCCGCGCGGAAGGCTTCCTCGGTGAGACCGAGCTGCTCCATCACCACGCGGTCCTCGGCCGAGAGCTTCACGACGTCGTCGGCGCCGGGCACCTTCTTCTCGTCGAGGCCAGAGGCGGCGAGCAGCACCGGCGAGGCGGCGATCAGCGCCTCGACCGAGGCGAGGCCGGCATCGGTGGCGCAGAGCGCGGTGTAGTGGTCGCGCTGCGCCGGCAGGATCTTCTTGGCGGTCAGCGCGCCTTCGATGACGGCGTCGATCTTGGCCTTGCGGGTCGCCGCCTTGATGGCGTCGAGTTCGGTGGTGGCGGCCGAGAGCTTGACGACCGTCTCGTCGAACACCGCCTTGGAGACGGTGGTGGCGGGGTCGACCTTGGCCTTCAGCGTGGTGACGGCGGCGAGGCACTCGGCCTCGGTCGCGGTCTCGGCGAGGCCGAGCGCGGTCAGAACGGTCTTCATGGTGGGGGGCTCCTGGGAGGGCTCGAGATCGGATGCGCCGGCGAGCGCCGGCTGATTGCCGAGCGCCGGCGACGAGACCAATGCGACCGACTTCAGCCATTCGGCCGCGCCGTCCTTGGCGGGGAACGCCGGCGAGACATAGGGGTAGCTCTTGAGCAACGCCGGCGCCGTGGACGGGTCGGCCCACTCGGTCGCGCCGAACAGCGCCCCGCCCTCGACGTCGATGCCGGTCACCCAGCCGACCGGGTCAGCCCGCTCGCCCTTCGGCGCGAGGATCTCGGTGGCGTGGTTGACGTCGATGGGGATCTTGACCCCGTCGGCCGCGAAGCGCGCGGCGAGCTTGGCGAGGTCGATGCGATAGGTGCGCCCATCACGGGTCTTCACCGTGCCGCCGGCCGAGAACAGCATGATGCGCTTCGGCGGCTCGTCACCGAGGCCGGTGACGGCGAGGCAGACCGTGGCGGAGGTGGTGGCGATCAGGGGGCTCGACATGCCCCGACATTGCCGGGACGAACCGCATCTCTCACGGGTGACATCTGTCACCGGACGAGTTCGGTGTCGACGCTGCGATGTTCGGGGCACGCGAGGGAGACCTTAGCGCCACTCCACCGACGACGCCATACACTCGCGCACGGATCGCGCGTTGAAGGGTATTTGAAGATTATGGGCGGGGATCTTCATCTCGGATGGAGCGATGCGGCGCCCTGGACCGCCGCGCCCGTCAGCAGGCTTCCCAGGCGATCTTGTGTTCCCACCGTGTCGAGAGCATATTCCATGAGCGCGGCGGCGAAGCCCGTTGGCCTCGATTTCGATCGGTGGCCCCTTGGATGGAGCCCGGACAGGCCGGGACGCGGTCCATCCCCGCCGCGCTCATTTCCTCGCAGCCTCTTCGATTGCCCGCCGCGCCGCGCTCTCGGGCCGCTGATGCATGGAGACGACCCGCATCAGGCCACCGTCCGACTTGGTGACGACGGCGCGCCACCAGCTCTTGACCTTGTTCCAGATCAGCCCTCGGCGGCGGGGATTGGCATCGGCGACGATCACGCCCTCGGCGATCGTGCGCGGCAGCCGGGTCAGATCCTCGAAGCCGCGCCCGTCCTTGTATCGACCATCGAGATTGGCGCGTGCGACGACGTCGACGCCGTTGATCGCCACCACCGGGGATTTCGCAGCCATCTCCGCCTGCAGTTGCTTCGAGACGCCGGCCGGCAGCCAGACCTGTTTCGCCTCCGCCTCGGGTAGCCGCGTGACCACCTTGGTCCAAGGGCTCTGCCACAGCGCCTCGAGCGTCTTCGTCGCGTCCTCCGGCGCCGCCTGGACGAGCTGCTGCTCGACGGCGCGCATCATGCCCTTGACCCGAGCGAGGCCCGGGTTGCCACCCCAGCCGGGGTCACAGCCCACCGGCACCTGCAGCACTTCGCCGGTGCGTTTGTTGACCAACGTCCGCAGCTCGATCACCGGCGCCTCGGAGGTGTAGCGGACCGTGTCGCCCTCCTTCCACTCGCGCGCCAACAGTGCCTCCGCCTCGCGCGCCGAGATCTGGCGCACCGCGCATTTGCAGCGCCACCCGTTAGGAGGAAAGATCGAGGCCCAGATCGGATCATCGACGGGCCGAATGATGCCGACCCATTGCAGGTGGTCTTTCCTCGGATGGGCCGAGGTGGTGTGGAGATAGAGGAAGTACGGCAGCGCGCGCTTGGTACGTTGCGCCCGCTCCCACTGGCCCGCCGATCGCGCCGAGGCCATGTTGCCCCAAAAAATTGTCTGTAGTCGCCCAGGTGCAGTAAAGTTGACCATACGGCCGGGTAATCCACCTTCGGTCAAATGATCTTCGACCAGACGCGGCTTGCCCCAGCCGGCCCGGGTCAGATCCTCGACCACCTGCTTGCGCCAGGTCTCGAAGCCCCGGCCCTCGGCGAGGGCCTTGCCGATCGAGTTCTTGAAGAGCGTTCCAAGCTCCAGTTCGGTGACCTTCGCCACCGAGAACGCGTTGGCGTGCTCGTCGCCGAACACGTCCTTGTAGGAGAACGCCGGCTTCCAGCCCTTGTCCTCGAAGAACCGCGTCACCTCGGGCGGCGGGCCGAAGCCCCGCTGGACCTCAGCCATGATCAGTCCTTCACGTCGCCGATACCTCGGGCGATGGTGGTGGCGCTCGCCAGCGCCTCGGCGAGCTTCGTGCCGTCGGGCCCCTTCGCCGCCAGCATCGCCAGCGCCTCGTCGAAGGACGTCGCCCGCGCGATGATCTCGCGCAACGGATCGAGCAGGGGATCGGTAATGTCCTGCCAGTCGGCGAGGGCATCCTCGAGCACCGCCTCGATCTCGTCGGGACCGTCGACCGCATCCGCGCGTAGATCCCTCGAGGCGAGCAGGTCGACCTTGAGGCAGCCGCCGCAGCGGCAACCGACGACATGAGCGGCGAGCCGCGCCGGCTTCGGAATCGGCGGCACGGATTGCTTCGGCTTCGGCGCCGGCGGGACGGGTGGCTCGGCGATCGACGCCTTGGGTGGGGCCGAAGGCGTCAGCAATTCGTCGTCGGCCTGCGGCTCGGAGAACCCGAACCGATCACGGATCTCGTCCTGTCTGACCTTGAGGCCGAAAGGCACGAGCCGGGCGACCGCATTCGACATCGCATCGAGATCGTCCGGTTCGGTGATCGGCCACTCGACCTTCGGATAGGCCGGTTGAGGGCCGAAGTTGAAGGCGACGAACCAGCGGATGAGGTCGCGATTGACCGTGCGCCCGAGTTGGCGGCCGTCGGCTTGAGCAATGTCGATGCGCACCTTGTCGTGGATTTTCGCCTGACCGTAGCTCGATCCGTCCTTGGACGTCATGGTCTGGCCGAGCGTCACCAGCGAGACCTTGTCGTCGGTGTAGTCGACCAGCGAGCCGAACACCTTCTCGCCCTGGGAGCCCGAGACCTCATGGAACTCGATCAACATGCTTTCCGGGATGATCGCCGCCGCGTCGTTGGCGATCGACGAGACGGCGCGCAGCAGCGCCCGCTTGTCCTTCTCGCTGGCGCCGGCGCCGTATTTGCCGACGCGGAACGGCATGCCGTAGACCTCGGCGAAGGCCGCCCAATCCTGAAGCGTGAAGCTCTGCACCATGTAGGCCCAGGATGCCGGGCGGGCGAGACCGCGCCGGAGCGGTATCCCCATGCGGGTTCGCGGCATGTGGACCATGAAGCGACCCAACGGCAGCTCCTCGCCGTCGATCGAGCCGTCCACGGCGAGCCGCAGTTCAGTGAGGTTGAGCCGATCGAATTGGAAATAGCGTGGGTCACGCCAGTTGAACCGCGTCGGACGCAGGAGCTTGTCGCGATAGTCCCAGGCCGTTTCCACCGCGCTGTAGCCCTTGGCGATGCCGTCGAGCAGCGGCTCCACGCCTTCCAGAAACGCCTCGTCCTCGATGAGCTCATGGACCGCATCGACGATCTTCGTCGGGATGTCCTTCGAGGCCTCGACCGTCGGCGCGACGCCGGCGATGCGTAGCTTTCTGGTCATCAGCACCGAAGCATAGTGGAGATACCGTTCCTCCATTTCCTCGGCGAGCGTGAGGTAGGCGCGCGCGTCTCCCGTCGCCGCGTCGCGCAGGATCGAGCCGAGCTTTTCCGGCGTCAGCCCCGACGAGATCCGTTCCTCGGCGACACGGCGCACGCCGGCGACGGTCGGCGTGGCGATCTCGTCGGACAGGTCCGACACCATGATCGGCTGCCCGTCCGGTCCGAGGATCTTGCTCTGTCTCACCATAGCGCGCGTCCTCCTCGTGCCTCGTCGTCATCGTCGCCACCCTCCTCGCGAGCGAGGTCGCGCGCGGTGCGGTAGTCGTATTCGGCCCAGTTCGTTTCCGAAGCCCAATGGGCGAGCGCGGCGCCGATCGCCGCGTCGCCGTGGCGCTTGCGGTTCTTCGCGGCGAGCGCCCCCTCACCCTTCTCGTTGGTGCGGATCGCCGGGACGCGCGCCACGCCGTCGACCATCTTGATCAGTCCGAAGTCACCCCGCGTATCCGCATCGGCCGGCAGCGACATGCCGACGGCTTCGAGCGTCCGTTTGAAGGGGGGCATGTTGAGTCGATACCAGTCGACGGTGAACTTCACCTGTTCGATCCGACCCATCCCGAAGCGTTGGGCCGTCTTCTCAGCGAGCGCGCCGCCGTTGCCGCCGGCATCGATCGCGCCGCGCACGAGGCGAGGCATACGCTCGCAGAGCCAGAAGACCACCTGCTCCTGTTGCTCGAACGGGATGTTTCGCATCTCGAGCACGAAGGGCGTCCTCTTGAAGAGCCCGGCGGCGATCTGCACCGGCCACCATACGGACAGATCGGCAACGCGCGCGAAGTCCATGCCGAACGCCGTGCGAAGCTCCGGGTCCATCGCCTCGACGATCGACTTCAGCCGGGTTTCACAGAACTCCTGCGCCGCTCTCCTCCGATACTCGGCCGGTCGGGCAGCGAACTCGTTCGGCATTTCCCAGCGGATGACAGGGATATCCTTGGACATGCAGCCCGCGACGACCCCCGGCAGGATCCACGAGCCAGACCCCTCGGCCGGGATGCAGAACAATTCCTCATCGGCGGCGTCGCCGTAGTCGTCGATCACGCCGGCGCGCCACTCTGCCTCCTTCTCGACCGACCACTCTTCGCCCTTGCGCTGGCAGATCCGCTGATAGAGGCCGTCGTGGAGCGCCTCGTCGAAGTCGATCCGCTCGAGGCCATAGGACTTCGTCTTCGCGCGAATCTCCTCGATCTTGAGGTTGAACGGGTTCGCCTGTCCGTCGTGGGTCGAGATGACCACGACCATGCCGCCCCAAATCGTCAGCGCGATCGCCGCCTTCATCACCGCTTCGAGATCGTCGTGGAAGGCCGCCTCGTCAATCAGAACATAGCCCTGCTTGGCACGTAGAGAGCGGGGTGCGGACGGAAGCGCGACCACTTCGAAGCCGGAGGCGTATTGGATGCGAAACGCCTTGATCTCACGCGTTTCCTTCGTCTCCGGATTGTAGTCCTCGAATACGAACTCACCGGCTTCGAAGGCGACTTCGGCGATCAGCTTCGACCACATGGCGACGACGTCGATGAACTCCCTCGCCATCTCTAAATTGTAGCCGATGTACCAGACGTCCATGCCGCCGGCCTTCTGCTCGGCAGCTGCGACGAGCACGGCGTCAAGGGCAAACGCCCAAGTCAACCCGGTTCGGCGGCTCTTCTCGATGAAGGTGACGGAGTTCTTGAGGCGGGTCCGGATCGCGCGCTTCTGATAGGGCAGCAGCACGTCCATGACGGGCAGCTGCTGCAGCTCCGGCGGTAGGCCGTAGAGCGACTGGCGCCGCAGATCCTCCCACTCGGCTTTTGTGATCGCGCGTCCGACCTTGAAGTCGTCACCTTGTGGAAGCGCGCTCATCCCGCGTCCTTATCGATGCCCAGTTCTTTCCGAAGGAAGGCGACCAGATTTCCGGAAACACCCGTTTTCGCTGCGACCTTGGCGACTGCCGCCTCGGCCTTCGTCGTGAAGTCGCGCAGGATCCGCGCCTTGGTGTCGGCCGAGATCTTCTGCGCCTCCTCGGCGTGCTTCAGGGCGCGGCTCGCGAACATCAGCATCTCAGCCGTCTCGCCGTCGGCCTTGAGCTCGTTGCCCGCGTTCTCGAGCATCTCGAAGGTCAACGACTTGATCGTCTGAGCGAGTAGCAGCGTGATCTGCTCGGCGTTCTCACCCTCGAATTTCGGCGTCAGGATCGCGGCGATCTCGCGCGTCTCCTCTAGACGCCGGCCGACGGCCGCGAGGCGCATGGCCCGGCGGTTGAACGCGCTCTTCGAGATCTGAGGAATCGCTTCGGCGTCGGTCACCCCCTCGGCCCAGGCGGCGGCGCGGATGCGTTCATTCAGCCCGTCGAGGATTTCGAGTTGGGTGAGGTCGCGTTCCTTCAGCGCCGTGAAGGCCCAACGAACCGCTTCGTCGCACCAGTCGGGCAGACGGTCGATCGAGGAGATCCGGCCTCGTCCGGTATCGCGGCTGGCCATGGTCACCTCACTTTTCGACGCGGCCGTAGCCCATGCCCAGCGCCTGGAGGTACAGCTCGAGCACCGCTTCCTTCTCTTCGCGCTCGGCCTTGTCCTGTCTCCGGATCTTGATCACCTCGAGCAGGATGGTGACGTCGTAACCGTTGGCCTTCGCCTCCGAAAACACGTCCTTGATGTCGCCCGAGATCGTCTTTTTCTCTTCCTTGAGGCGCTCGATCCGCTCGACGAAGGACTTCAGCTGATCGGCCGCGACGGCGGACGGGTCGGACATGCATCGATCTCCCCTTACTCGGTGACGATCGGATCGGTAGGCCAGTCGACGCCTTCGATCCGCGTCCGCCGCGCAAGGTGCGACCGGCCGGAGGCGGTGATCGAACCGATCAGTACAGTATCGACCTCGGTGAGCTGGATCGCGCCGAGATCGGCGAGGTAGCGCATCTCCTGGTGGATCCACGCACGGTCGCGGTTGATCGCATAGACCTCGAGCTTGCGGCCGATGAGCTTCGAGGAGAGCGTGCCGTCCGATTCCTCGGCGAGCCCGCGCAGGATGAGGAGCCGCGCTTCGGCTCGGTACTGGTCGACGAATTTCGCCATGTCAGCGCCCCTGTGACAGCAGGAATTCCTGGAGACGCTCGCTCGTCTTGGCGATCGGCCCGATGCGTTCGACCAGCACCGCCACCTCGCCCTTGAGATCTCGGAACGCCAGCTCCATCGCATGCGTCGTCTCGCGATCGGGCAGGTGCTGGATCTCCGCCTCGACGATCGCCACACGCTCCTCCACCTGATCGACCTTGGTCGCCAGCTCCTTGTGCGCGTCGGCGGACGCCTTCGAGCGCACCGCGATCCATGAATTGACCAGGGAGGCGAGTGCCAGGGCGACGGCCGCCCAGGCAGCTATGGAGCCGGTATCCATCACTTGCTCCGCAGCTCGGAGTGCGCCCGGTGCTCCTGCCAGACCGCGAGGTAGATGGCGGCGATCGTCGGCACGTTGCGGATGATGTTGGTGTTCTCGGCGTTGCGTTCGGCGCTCGGGCTGAAGTTGAAACTGCCGGTCACCACCGTCTTGCCGTCGACGATCACCACCTTGTTGTGGTGGATCGGATGCCGACCATCGCAGCTCGTTTCGATGCCCGCCTTGAGCAGGACCGGGAACACGGCCGCGAGCCGGGTGGTGTTGCAGGTCGCCTCGTCGATGATCACGGCGACGTCGACCCCGCGCGAGGCGGCGGCGCGCAGCGCGTTGATGACGCGGCCGTTGGTGAGCTGGTAGGTCATCACCCGCACCTGGTGCTCGGCCTCGTCGATCGCGGTGGCGACCAATTTCGCGGGCTCCTCGCCCGGCGCGAATGCGGTCTCGATCGTCGCGCCGTCGAGGGCGATCGGATCGGCGTGCACCGGCAGCAACAGCAGGATGACGAGGCCGAGGCCGAGGAAGATGGCGATCAGCCAATCGGCGATGTGGATCCTGGTCACGGCTGGTCTCCTCGACAGATGTGGGACTGTTTGTCCATCAGGTTGAGCCGGCCCACCAGCCAGAGTGCATCGGGATGGGCCTCGAGATAGTCGGCGGCGCGGGTCAGGTCCGCCGGCAACATCGTCTGCGGGCAGATCGCCCGAACCTGCGCGAGGATCGTCGCGCGCCGAGTGTCGCGATCAGCGGCGGCCGGAGCCACCACCAGCGCCGCCGGCGGCGAGACGGGCGGCTCGGGCGCGCAGCTCGGCAGCCAGAGCATCAGCCCCATCGGGACCATCCACCGCGACACGCGCCTGTGCATCTGCGACCTCCGCCACGACGGTCTCGGTTTCGGCGG